TAGTCTGCAAGCAGACCGAGGATCGAGGAGGACTCATAAAGTTTTATTGAAGAGGAAGAGGCCTCTTCAATAAGAATAAAATTACGTTGCTTTCTGGTCAGGTGAAACAATTTTTGGTGGGGTGAAAAGTGTATTTTCTTGCCTGTTGCAATCTTTAACTCAACCATGAAAAAACCACAATTATCATGATATCCCAACAAATCTGGTGTACCAAAACTACTCCAGGATTCTAGTCTAGTCCACTGAATTTTGGGTGTATTTTTCTTTACTTTGTGCCAAAGTTTTGACTCTGGTTTCATCGTACGTAGCCTTATAAATTTGTCTTACAATTGTAGTGGCTGGGTTGAGATCAAAGTCTCTTGCACACCCTGATAACAATATAAATATTAGTATAATTCTCACAATTGACTGATACGCTAGATTACGTTATAAGTCAACCATTATGGGAGTACCAGCCAAATTAACAGAACGACAAATAAAGTTTGCAGAGTTATTAGTATATAACGAAGGCAGGCTTTCGCCAGCTGAAGCAGCATTTCAAGCAGGATATAAAACACGTCCAAGACAAGCTGCATCAGAGCTAAGGAATCCAAAAGTATCTCCATTGGTTGTGAAGTATATAGGAGAACTGAGAGCAGAGGTACAAGAAAAGTATGGTATCAGCTTTGAAAGACATATATCTGAATTGGCCCAAATTAGAAATCAGGCACTTGCAAAAGGAGCTTGGTCTGCTGCAGTAAATGCAGAAGTTGCTAGAGGTAAAGCTGGTGGGTTATACGTAGATCAAAAGCTTGTCATGACAGGTAATGTCGATAACATGTCATCCTCTGAAATCAAAGACAGACTTAAAAAGATTCTTGATGATAACAAAGAGATTATTAATATTAGCCCTGAAGAGATAAAGCTAGAAGAACTAGAATTAGAAAAATCGTCAAACCCTGGTAGTGATTCAGAGCAGTAATTAATCTACTAAACATCTTTCTTGGAAACTTTTTTACTAGTGCCCACTTGTTTATAACTGGTTTGTATTCCATTTGAGTTAGGTCCTTTCCTTGGTGGAAGTTGGTCCCATTTTACATTAGGCATGTTCTTTGTCAACGTAGGATTAAAGATTCTATTGAAGTTTTCTTTATATAAATCGTTTACAATTCTTGACCTACCATCAAATCTAAATTTTTTATCTTTCATTTATTTTTTCCATTTTTATTATACAC